TGGGAGGCCCTCTTTTTGCGCGTGTCCCTGAACGGGTCCCGCGTAGACAAGGACATGTTCAAGACCTATGTGGAGCAGGTGCGTGGGATGGCTGCAGTCATTGAGCCTCCAGCGACACGCGAAGACTGGATGGCCCGTCCTGCGGCGTTGGAGGCCATCTTTGCACCAGGTGCAGTGTTCCTAGAGTGGCGTACCTTTGGTGTCCCCGACGAACGATGCGTGGTTCTGCCCCTGCCTCCGAAGGATGTGCAGATTCCTGCCGCCCGCATTCCCGTGCTGAATGGACAGAGCCTGTACGAGACCTTGTACCCAGAATCCCGCGAAATCACCGAGTTCCGTACCACGCCCGTTCCCGCGGATGTGTCGCAACTGGTCCAGCGCGTATACTTTCCCCTGCTTCAGTCCGATACTCCCCAGCGCCTGTCGGAGTCCGAGTTGCAATCGCTCCGCTCCACGACGGAGCAGTTGAAGGCACTGCTTGAACTGGAGACGCCGCAGCCTAACCACGTATCTGTTCTTCGTGCCAAGTGGTTCGTGCCTTTTGTGGAAACCGAGTTCAATGCGCCTCGGGCCCGATTTGAAGAAATGTTTTATGGTCTGACGGTCAGCAAGAAGACCCCATACGTCGGATACTTCACGTCCAGACAGGAATTGACGCGCCATAAGTTCTTTGTCACGGATGAAAAGACCAAGGAGCCGTTCATGGACACGGGGCTGTGGAAGTCATGGGCAGCCAACACCCAGCCTCAGCGTAAGTTGCCGACACTCTTGCTGTACCGCGGAACGGGGCGGACGTCGTTTGACCGCATTGCCATTACGAACAAGGACGTTACCTTCACGGCGTGGCGCACCAAGGAGTCCAAGGAGAAGACGGAAGAAATCCAAGAAGGGTTCGTGAAGTGGTTCAAGTCTCTGGATGCCGTGACGCCGTTCGTGGAGACAAAGGACTTGGACCTCAGTCGCTGGGAACTGCAGGACCTGTCCATTCTCGCATCCTACGCCAAGGAGATTGCCCAGTTTGACATGCTGCGATTCCCCTGTTTGCGCTCCGTCTTTTCCACGCAGGACGATGCGTTCCGACTGATGAGGGCCGAGCACTTGTCTGCGGACATGACGCCACAGGAGTTGCGGGCCTACCAATTGCTCTACGAGACCGAGGATGCCAATGCGAATACGCTGGTTGCAGAGATGGGCATGACGCAGCCTGAAGCCGATGCACTGGTCCAGAAGTTTGTCACGCTCGGTGAAGAATTTGACTTGGAGCGGGTTCTGCGTGGATACCCCACCTTCAAGTACCGCAGCAAGGAGGTGATTGTGTCGTCCGTGACCAACGTGGACCGTATTCTGCAGTACGCCAGCCTGCTTCGCCATGTGCTGACATCAGACGATGCGGCTGTGAATGCAGTATGTCCTCGTCGCCTTCAGGTGGTGGAAGCCACCGCTGCTCCTGCGGCAACGGTCACGGTCCAAGAAGGAAACTTTGAAGTGGACGACGCCCTGGCCGCCCTGCTCGGATTGGAAGCAGAGGCACCTGCCCCCAGCAACGCCGCGGCCGCGCCCGTCATTGCTCCAGTGCCTGCGCCGGGCAAGCAACTCAAGAAACTGGAATCGGCAGAGGGCACCACGTACAATTACTTCAATCGTCGTCTGCGCAAGTTCAATCCCAAGATGTTCGATGAGACGTACCCGTCCAATTGCGAGAAGACAAAGCAGGTGGTGGTGCTGACGGCTGAGGAAGAAGCCAAACTTCCCGCCGACTACTCGGCCCGCGCATGGTCCACGCTGGACCTGAAGGAGCCCGACGGTGTGGCCATTTGCCCGCAGTACTGGTGTGTGGTCGACGAGATTCCTTTGCGTGCTGACCAACTGGTGGACGATGCGTGTCCCGTGTGCCAAGGCAAGGTCATCACCAAGAAGTCGGACCGCACACCCGAGTTCAGTGTCATCAAGCGGAATCAGGACAATGTGTTTCCCGCGTACAAGGAGGGCCAACCCTGCTGCTACAAGGAACGCCGAGCAACGGACGTCATTGCAAAGGACGTGACGAAGGACGATACGTACATTCTGGGCACAATCAACTTGCCTGACCGTCGTTTGGGATACCTGTCGGATGAACTCGCACGGTCTCTCCGCATCAAGACGTCGTATCCAACCAGTGTCCCCAAGAACCGCATTGAAGCAGGGAACTCTGATTTCTTCCGCGTGGGTCTCGGCAGGGCATCCGTTACGCTCAAGAAATTCCTGAAGGACGAGACTGCAATCCCCACACCCGACAAGGCGCGAGAGGCGGTGATGCTCTGTTCCTTCTTCCGCACATGGACAGACTTGGGCGAAGGCGAAACACAGACGGACCGTATCGTCTCTGGAATCGCAGCCGCCTACGCAAAGGGCTCCTTGCCTGCGCTTGATGAACTTGAGTACGTGACGGCTGTCATTAAATGCAGGGTCATTCGCGTCTCGACCAAAACAAACACGGTTTCGTGCGGATACTGGTCCGATACACTCGGCGCCCAGTCGCGCACCATCGTGATGATTGACGGCGATATCCTCGCACACGCCACGCGCCGTGCCGTCAAGGTTGGCGATAAGTTTGACTACAAGGCAGACATCCAGAAGGCACCCTTTGCGAAGGAGACGCTCACCACCCTGTCGGCTCTCCACTCGCAGGCATGTGCATCCAACACGCCCGACCTTCAGGCGGCCTTTACTGAGTTGCGCCTCAAGAGCCAAGCACATCCGCAGTTGATTCATGACCCTTTCGGACGCACGCAAGCCGTATTCGTGCCTGGCGTGGTTGTCTTGCCCATTCAGCCCGTGACACAGCCTCCCTTGCCCGGTGTGCCCGTTCGCAGTGGATACGCAGATATCAAGACAGAGGAGTTGCCTACACAGGCCAGTCTGCGCACCTTTCTGGACTCAGCGCAACATCCCGGGTTCAAGTGGGTGGAGGACTTGGTGGATGCCGATGGACGCCCAACAGAATCGCTACTGGCCTCTGGATTCCGTGCCCCGTTCAAGCCCGGTGCGCCCATCCAAGGCAAGGCGGCCAAGGAAGTGGTGGGCACGGTGCGGACCACGAACGAGGACCAGTTGGTCAATGGTGCCCCCAACGCAGAAGACGCCAAGACCTTCCGCGAAGTGTCGTATGCCGCCGAGGTCTTTGACTTTCTGCTGTTTTCGCTGTCCAAGGATATCCAGAATGCAGATTTCAGTCCTCTGCGCAACAGCATCCTGCGTCGCGATGCCAATCTCTACAAGCGGCTGGAGTCATGGATGACCAAGAAATCGTACTGGGAAGTCGCGGAGAATCCCCGTGACTTTGTGAACAAGGTGCGCACTCCCTGCGGGCAGTTCAAACAAAAGGACGCGTGTAATGCGTCGTCCTTGTGTGGGTATACCTCGGGCGCGTGTCGGATTAAGGTGAATGAGTCGCCAGACAAGAAACCAGCCGTCCTTCGCAGGATGGTTAAGACTCTGATGGAGAATGATAAGCAGCGTGCACTGGTACTGGACGAACGCATGTCGCCGTTTTTTAGCACGGTGCTCTACATGGAAATGCCGCACGAGTTGATCACGACTAACCCGTGAATACGCCGTATGCAATCAGACCCGCAGTCGCAAGCATGACGTATGCGTGCGTCCTCTTACTCGGGTCCTTGTCCGACATCAGCATGTGGATGTGCGAACCGACAATGATGGCGAGCGCCAGAAGGATTGCCCAGGTGTGCATTTACCCTAGGGCCAGACAATTACCGACGCCGAGTGGAGCGGGACTTGCGGTGGCGGCGGGTGCGACGACCTCCACGCTCTCCGGGCACAACGGGGTCCCTGAACACGGGCATCTTCGGTTCCTTCATGATTTTGCGCTTGTTGGTCGGCACACCCCATTGTTTAACATTATCCAGATACTCCTTGTACTTCTCCATATCCGCGTAATACTTTTCGCGAGCCGCGACGAAGCGGTCCTGTTCCTTCTTGTATAGTTCCCTGAACACCTTCATGTGCTCCTCGAGCTTCTTCTCCTTCTCTTCCTTCTCCTTCTTCGCTTCCGCTGCATACTCCCGCTGCTGCTTTTCGTGGGCACCAAGATTGTCAATGGGACCGCGAAGTGTCGCCCGAAGGCCGTGCTCTCGTATGAATTTGCGAGTCCCCTGCTGCACAGGCCTCCAAGGCTGACGACCGAACATTTATCTTGTAGACAATAAAAATACCTGGGGTTCCAGGGTATTTTTATTGTAATTGAGTTCGGGGGTTTACCGCGGGGTTTCAACGGCGACGGCTTGGAGGAGCCTACCGGCGACGAGTGGAGCGGGACTTGCGGTGGCGGCGACGGGTGCCGCCCTCCTTGTTCGCGGCCCGCTCCGCCCGCCACTTATCCATGTGTGCCGCTTTCGTGTCATCATATACCTTTTTTATCCGCGCCGCTGTCGCTCGCGCCTCCCTCGCCCTCTTCCTCGTCATCCTCTCATGTTTGGTAATATCATCCTCGTGCTCAAGTTTCTCGGGATGCATATTCTTATTCACCCGCTCTCCACGCGTGAAGGAGGCGACGGAGTTCGGGTAATAAGGCCGACGCGAATGGGGCATTTATCTTTCACTCAGAAAGATTTAGGTCGTCGGAAAGACTCCTCTTTACGCCGTCGCGGGCTTCTTGAAGTGCACCTTCAGGAAGGACTGGAGGTTCAGGTACGTCACCTCGTCCTTGTCCGAGACGCGCAGGAGCTTGGCCAGTGCGGCGTTCGGGAGGATGCGACGCTTGAAGTTCGGGTCAAAGCAGTTGTGCTGCTTGACGTAGCCCGAGATGAACTTCGTGACCTCCGTCTGCGAGCGCTTCTCGCCCGCCTTGAGGCCCATGAACGCCGCGAGCTCATCCGTCAGCGGGCGCTGAACGAGAAAAGCATTGTTGGCGCGGCGGGCCTCCCAGACCTTGAGCTCCTCAGGGCTCATGTCCTTCGGGTCCTTGCGCTTCTTCTTCTTGCCATCGCGGGCCTCGCGCTTGGCCGCCTTGATGGCGTCCTGAACACCCTTCACCGCCTCGCGGAGGCGGGTCTGAAGGTCACCGCTGAGCGCCTTGAGCTTCTCGCCGAGGGCGGCGAGCTGAACCTCCGACGACTCCGTGGACTCGGCGACAACAGGGGCAGACGGCGTCTCAACGGTCGGGACCGTGAGCGTGGCGGTGCCCGCGGCCTTCTCGACCTTCTCGACCTTGGCCTTCGGCTCCTTCGGGGCCTTGGCCTCCTTCGGGGCCTTGGGGGCCGCCGCGGCGACGGGGGCGGGGGTGGCGGCGACGACGACGGGCTTGGCATCGGACTTCTTTGCAGGCATCTTGTTTGCCTTAACGACAGAGGAAGAGGACGACATTTCTAACGCGTTGGTATACTCTTACCCTATGGCGGTCATGTAAATCGCTTGCGTCAGGAAATCGGGGGAGGGGCGCTTTGTGTACCGCAACATCCGCTGCTTGGTGGACACATAGTAGGTCCGATAGGCGACCACGGGGTCTGTGTGTTTGTATTCGTCGGGCATGGCTGGCTTCGGAGGCGTCCACTCTTCAGGCAGACCTTGCGGGGTGTGCATGCAGAGCCACACCAGGTGCTCCTCACACTTGTGGTGCTTGCCGTACCGGTACGTGTATTCCTCGCACAACTCCAGTCCAAGACGACACAGCCAGCGGTAGTTGGCCTGCGATTCACGGACCCACTTTGCACAGGGGTGATTGGGATGGGTCTTCTTGTAGGCGTTGGAGGGCATGGTGGTCCCACACATCCAGTGGGCGCAATACAGGAGTTGGCAGGTTTCAAGTATCATCTTCACGACGTGTTTGTCGCAGTGAAGGCGAGCCGCTTCGGCGGGGTCGAGGGAGAGGAAGAAGATGTTCATGGTGGCAGGGTGTCCATTCCCCTGCGACTGCGAAACCCGTTTTTCAGCAGCGATACAGTGCCGACAGAACCATGAAGACAAAGTCATAGGCATCTGCATCCATGAGCATGAAGACCAAAGCGTTCAGACTGGTCATGATGTAAGAGGCGGGCGTCATGTGCCGCGCACCATGGAGTCCGCGCGTGCAGTACACCAAGGCGCGATGGGGGCGTTTATGCATCTCGTTCAGGTCGGTAGACAGGAAGCGAAACATGGTCACCAGATTCTCCTTGGTCAGGTCAACGAACATGTTGGGGTGCACATCCTCAAACCCATAAAAACGGAAGATCTGACACACGGCCGTCCATCTACGGAAGATACGGTCTACCGTGGGCACCCCTGCCTCAGACGTGAGCGCCATGCCCCTCCTACGCCGGTAGATCCACATTTTCTTGAGCCGTTGCTTGACATCATGTGACAACTCCACCTTCGTATACGGATTTGTGGGTTCAATCGAACGCACGCACCAATCCCACAGAGTGCAAAAGTCAAACCACCAAATCTTCCCTGCCTCCTCCATTCCGATGTAATCAAAAGGGTGCTGGCGGTTCTTCGACTCAAAAGTCACAAGTTCTTCGTCGTTCACACATTGGCTGCGACGCAGTACGCCAGGTCCACACAGAGCAAGGTACTGTCTGACGTTCCGTCCACGGAAGATGGCTTGAAAGCGGGTCAGTGGGGCCGTTCGGTCCTTCACAACAAGCGCCCACATCCTGGGTGCCTTGACGGTACGATGGCGGCCACACATGGTATGTCCGCGCAACGCATTGTGAGGACACTGGTCATCTGACTGCTTGTTCTTGGTCGATGCACACCGAGGCATCCCTTGATTGACTGGAAGAGTTTCTTGAAAGTTAGATTCGTGTGCTAAAAACGGAAACGACGGTCGGTGAGGTCATGGCTCTCACAACCTGCCAAAATGTCTGCCTCTGCTATCGTTCCTTCTGAGACTCTCGACATCACCCGCGTCACCATCGGCGAGATCCGCGCCAACAAGGCTGGAGGTAAGACTGTTCCGATTCGCTACAACGGCCAGAACTTCCAGATGCGCATCCCCCGTATCTTCTACCCTGCAGGCGTTGTCGTCCGCACGGATGACCAGGGCAAGAGCAGTTACAGCCTGCTTGCATCGCTCAAGGGCTGCGATACCTTCGTCAAGCAGCGCGCGGGCGCTGATGTGGGTGAGATTGGCCAACTGTACAACTTCATGCTGGACCTTCAGGAGAAGATCATCCAGCATGCGATTACGAACAGTGGCAAGTGGTTCGGCAAGTCCAAGTCGGAGGCTGTTCTCCGTGAGACGATGAAGCCGATTCTGAATCCGAGTGTGGAGAAGGTGAATGGCGAGTGGGTGCCGAGTGGCAAGTACCCGCCTAGCCTCCGCATGAAGATCTCGGTGTGGGATGGCCAGGTCAGCCTGGATGCGATGGACCCGAACGGTGAGTCTATCGCAGTGACGCTGGACAACATTGAGCAGGTGTTTGCCAAGCGTATGGAGGGTCGCATGGTGATTGCCCCGAGCATCTACGTCACGGGCACGGGCTTCGGTGTGACGTGGCGTGTTGTTCTGGCCAAGATCTTCCCGCCCACGCGCATGTCTGCCAAGGCGGCCTTCGCGGACATCAAGGAGCCCGAGGAGGACACGGCTCGTGAGGATGCGGATGAGGAGACTGAGGAGTCAGTCCAGGTCCCTGTTGCCGAGCCTGAGGAGGAGGAGCGTGCGCCGCCTCCACAGATGAATCGTGCGAACACGGGTGGCGCGGGTGTGCCTCCTGTTACTGCGGCAAAGGGTGGTCGGAAGCGTGCGGCGGTGGCTGCAGCAATGTAAAGACCTTGGAACCAGACGGAGGCTTGTGAAGCGTCAACGAATCATCCACAAAGAACACCTTGGATAGGTTAGCCACATCCAAGTGAGACTCAATACATCCAGCGTGGAGTGGCTCAAGAGAAGCCCACGCACACTTTTCACATGTGTACATCTTGGGTGGATTCAAGACCATGTCGGGACTGAACACGCGAACGGAACTCTTGAGGCACCGTTCCAGTATCGTGCGTGGCGTGGTCCATCCCTCGGATGTGAACCGCTCATACACAGACTCGGGAAGGACGGTCCAGATACTGTCGCCCACCTCCCACCCCTTTTCCTGTAGGAGGGTGGCAAACGGGCTCTCGTAGTACCATCGGAGATGCACGTCTGCGTGGTCAATCAAATCATGTTCTGCCAAGCCCACGCGGTCTAGATCCTCGTCGTACAGCCAGTACACATTGGCATGTTTGTATGCAGGGTCGCGCCGCCCGCGATAGACTTCGCGCCCATCCATGGTCCACAGGTCAGAGACCACGTCAATGTCGTGCTCGGTAATGTCGGTGGACACGGGGTAGACCACCTTGCGGTCAATTGCAGATAACATTGTTACCTGTAGCCACTTAATCAAACGAGACCACAACGCGGACATCGTGGCGGCGCACAGACTTGGTGGCGGAACGGCTCAACTCATGACGCTTGCGGCGGCCCTCCTCCGTAGTCGTCACCACCTGCGAACACGCCTCCATATCTGCATGGATTTCATCATAGTGCTCCGTCAGGTAATCCAGCACCTCATCCTGCACGGCCCACTCGAAGAAGTTGAGTTGGCCCACGGTCGTGTCCAGCCCACGAAACTGGATTCGCTTCCACCGGCAGAAGGGGTCGAACATCTTCTTGTTGTAGGCCTTGAGGTGCGCCTTGTAGACCAGGTACACAATGACGTGCTTGTTGTCGCGCGTCAAGAAAGACACGTTCTGCTTCTTGGAGTAATTGGTCACAAACCAATCAATTAACCGCAGACTCAACTTGGACTCACCCTTGAGGATGGATTGAACGCGTGCAAAGGTTGCGGGGTTGGCGTAGAAGGTCTCGAGGCGGTGGAGGACCCACTGCTCCTTGCTTTGAATGATAGCGTCCGTCATACCCAATCTGTGTTTCACCAGTGAAAATGAGTTTAGGAGTTCAACGCATGAAGTAACGCAATGGAGGATGCACTCTCTGCATGGCTCTGGGATGGACCGTTCACTCACATTCAGACCAGAATCCGACAGTTCGTACACTATTGCGCAGGTCAAGTGCCTCTTTCTCATCGCGTGCTTCGTCGTCATGTTCTGGCTTGCGTACATGAGTTGATGAAGGGTGAACTTGGACGCAGGTGGGCTCGCGACCGTAACGTGCGTCGGGTCATTCGCATCTACGGCCAGAACGACCAGCGAACGGCTGCGTGGCACTCCAAGCGCGGTCAGATGATTACGGCGTCAGAGTTGGGTGCCATCTTCACGGGCGGCGAGACGCGGCGCTCAGTGATGCTTCGTAAACTAGAGCCACCTGCGCCGTCTACAGGCCCGCCGTGTGCGCCCCTGATTTGGGGCACTCGGTTTGAGCCCATTGCAAAGCAGATTTACGAAGAGGAGACCAACTGCTCCATCACGGACGTGTCCTGTGTCCAGCACCCCGTCCACTCGTTCCTTGGCGCGTCGCCCGACGGCATCATCTTTCCAAAGGGACCGCGTGACACCCGCTACGGGCGGCTGGTGGAGTTCAAGTGTCCCTTCTCGCGTGTGGCCAAGGACGGCGTGCCTGCTGCCTACATCCACCAAATGCAGATGCAGATGGAGTGCACGGGCATTGATGAGTGTGAGTATGTGGAGTTCAGGTTCAAGCAGGTGTTCTATGCAGAGTGGGTCGCCTTCCAAGGTCGCAAAGGTGTCTTTGTGATCTTTGAGGACGAGACCGTGAGTTACACAAAGGATGCGTCGTGGACAGAGCGCGAGAACCAGAAGGTGCACTGGATTCTGCAGTCAGTGAAGAAGGACTTTGTGCCCAAGGACCCCAACTGGTTGCCGTCCCACTTTGACGACCTGAAGGCTTTCTGGGACGAGGTGGTCCAGCACCGAACCAATGGAACCAAGCCTGCGCCTCTACCGTCTACAACAGTAACGATAGACCTTTAACCACCACGGACGTGTATCTGCAAACTTGGCGTTCCACTCCTTGATGGTGAACCGATTGCCCATGCTCACATTACAACGCCGACAAATGGGATACAGGTTGTCAAGAGTCGTCTTGCCACCCTTGCTCTCAGGCACATCGTGACCACATTCAAAGTCAAAGACGTTAATGCGGTTCTGACACCACACAATGGTACATGGAGACGAGAAGACATGTCCACAACGGAGAATCCACACCTGTTCTCTCAGGGCAATTGGGATTTTCTGCTTATGAGCCATTAGAGGTTACACTGTCTTTTCCTGTAGACGACCGGGAGGAGGACCACCCGTCAACTTCAAGAATGCGCGGTAGGCATTCACCTGGAACGGTGTCTCCATGCCTTCCATTGGCGGGCTCTTCACGGGGGGCTGGGGCATGTGGTTCGTCCGCTGCGCGTAACTAGAGTCCATCGTTGTGTCGGTCCGCACCACACCACGCATGTCCTTGAACTCGGGGTCAGGGCGCTTGGCTTCGGACGAGAAGAACGTGGTCCATGCGAGCCACACGGCCACCAAGGCCATAACAAGCACAAGGAGTTCAGTCATTGTTTAGAGACCCCGAAAAAAAGGGATTGTTTCGTCTCTTGCCCAACAACAAGCATGGCGCCGACTGAAGAAACTGCTCTTGAGACCCTGCGCCTCTTTCTCTCCCGCCGTGGCCTTCCGACCGAGACGACGCGCATCACAACCGAGGATGTGGAGAAGGCGAATCTGTATACCATCGGTAAGATGCTGGTCATCTTCAACCAAAAGCAAACCACCACCATTCCCGACATTACCAACTACCGCAAGTTCGCAGCCGAGAATGCGTATGCACAGGGGCTGGTGATTGTCTCCCGTTCCAAGCCGTCGGACAATGCGCTGCTCGCCATGAAGGCGGTGGCCAAGGACAGGGTGCAGTTCTTCTACCTCCCCGAGTTGCAGTACGACATTACACAGTCCCGCTGGTCCATGCCTCATCGCATTCTCAAGCCCGACGAGGTGACGACCCTGCTGAAGGAGAAGAACATTACCAAACCCGAGGTCCAGTTGCTGTCCATTGACTCGCAGGATATCCAGGCACGCATCATCGGTGCGATTCCTGGCGATGTGGTGGAGGTGATTCGGCACAGTGACACGGCAGGACAGTCCAAGGTGTGGCGCTACTGTGTCACCGATGCAAATATTGTGTGAACACAATGAGCACTCCTGGACAGGTCGTGGACGGGCAGATGGCAGATTTGGAAGTCAAGTACCAAAAGGCAAAGAGTGGCTACGATGCGAAGGTGTCTGCTGCACTCGCACTTACGTCTTCATCTGATATTGCCGAAGCGATGGTCGGAGTCTTGTCGACAAAGCAAGAGATGATCGATATCCTTAACCAGATGGTGTCCATCACGACACAGTTGTCTACCCCCGATCTCAATGAAAAGCGGCTTAGATTACTTGACCGCCTACATGATCTGGAGGATCAGTACAATCTCCTGTCTTCTAGCGACGACCAACTCAAGACGCTTCAACGCATCCGGGAACGCGAGGAGGAAAAATTTGAAGGCCCGTTCCTCGTGTACTCTGGGCTTTTCATCCTTGGGTGCCTTGGGTTAGCGGCGGCCATGATCATGAAAGGCGTCTAGTACAGACCGCTCACAAACACCGCAAACAGCCCAATCGTGAAGACCGCAACGGCCTTGGCGACCATCATGGTCGTGTCCTCCGTCTTTTCCATGGTGAGGGTCTTTGACTTGCTAAGAGTGTCCTTGAGTTCAGGAAGCGTCTTTTCATAGGTCGACACCTGCTGGTGCAATGCGGCTACATCGGATCCCAGCCCTGCGTCTGCGTGGGTTGTGGTCTCAATATCCTTCTGCATATTCGCGACGTCCTCCTGCCACTGAGCAAGTTCCATATCCAACTGAGTCTTTGCATTGGCCGTGGCTTGTGCGGCTCCCGTATTGGACGGATTGGACGTGGACGCAATCATCAGCGTCTTGTAGGTATCCAACGCCGTCTTCAAGTCGTCTGGAAGCGCGACTGTCGTATCTCCGCTTGGCGGATTCGTCGCATGCTCCCGTGGTGCCGACAAGTTGATGATGAACAAGAGCGTGCCTGCGAGAAAGACGAGCCACTCGAGCATTATCTCTTTACTAGTAAACAAAATGCCCGTTCGTTCGTTCATTGAACTTGGTAACAATGGCGTTCGTCACGTGGGATTGACGTCGGATGCGTCCGAGCACACCCGCTACATCCGCATGGCCGCCACGCTTGCGCCCTACATCAAGAACGGCGTGAACCCTACGCCCAACGCCCTCGGATGGCGGGACATGGGTGCGAACCGCGACGCTCGTCTCATTGCGCCCATCTACGGCACAGTTCGGTCTTTTCTTCCTAACAGAGGATAATGGACCCGAACTCGGCACAGGCAGACGGTCTGAGCGTCTCGGCAAAACACGAGGATGCTCAACGGATGTATCGGTCCTCTCGCTTTCGGCAGGAGACTGCGGTTATGATTGACGACTTCATGCGCGCAACGCCATCGCCTAGACAACCGACAACAGGTACACCCGATGCAGAGGAAGTCAAGCAGCGAAAGAAGATCTTGGCCATTCAGGCCAAGCATCTCTACGTCATCCAGGCAGCCCTACTTACGGTTCTGTTGTGTATCTTGGCGTTTCTGATCATGCCCGTATGGGCTGCTCAGATGTCGGTGGTGTTGATTCTCGCAACGGGTATCGCAGCCGCAATCTATCTTTCCCAGATACAATGAGCGCACCCGCACCCAAATGCCCAGACGGGGCGTTCAATATCTTCCCGAACAGCGTATTGAACACCTGTCTGTTAAACGGGCAAGACGTGGGTCCACCCAAGTGTCCCACCGGGTTTGTTGCCAATCTGATGGTGAATTCATGTGAGGTTGACCCTGCCACCACGCCCGCAGCCCAGCAACAAGCCGTCGCCGCCGCCACTGCGAGTGCACAGGCTGCAGTGGATCGTTACACGCTGTCGTTCACGGCGTTGCAGGGGCAGAAGGACCAGTTGCAAAAGACTATAGATTTGATGACGTCGGCAAAGGGTCTGTACTCAGGTGTGTCCGACGACCTGCATTACTCGGTGGATGAATTCACAAAGAACATTGCCGACCTCCAGAACCAAATCAATATCACGAACCGCAAGGTGGCGAGCCCGACATGGTATCCTTGGTTGGACATGTTCCTGAACGTGATGCTGGTCTTGGTGTTGCTGTACGCAATCTATGTGCTCGTTACCAAACTCATGTACGTTCGTCCTGTCGTTACTCAAATCCAATATCCATACTAATGGAGATCAACGATTCGCGCAGTGTCCTTGAGTTTCAAAAAAAGACGTTCTGCGGACACCCTCGGGCCCACGTCCGGAAGGTCCTGTTACAGAATGTGCAGTTGGGTCACGCGGATTACGCGTGCTACTGGACATTGGAGTTATTGTGCTCTGGCTTGGTGCATTCCTTGTGGGATGCATTCTTTGAGGCTGCGGCGCTCCACATCAACCGCGCCAACCCCGCCGTCTTCACCTACTTGGCGAATGCCTACGAGAACTACATGCCTCTTGAATCCAGATACAGTCTGTCGTCCATGACGGATATCCGCAACAACATGGACGTTCGGCGTGTCGTCTGCGAGGCGGCGGCGGCCATGTCGACGTGTCGCAAGAACAAACTGCCATCTCTACCCACCCTCAAGCCCGCTCACGACTTTGACCCTGTGACCATCCAAGAGAGCATCAAGGCACCCTCGTCCATGTACGGCAAGATCGTGTTGCGTCCCAACGACCCGATGCCTGTTGTGGTTCCGATGAACGAGTTCTGCTACTGCATTCGGCAGGATGTGCGTGACCTGACGCGGGCCTTGTACTGGATGTCGTGGGTCCTGACCTTTTGCCGCGAGCACAAGAAGGCCTCCAAAATGGTGCTGCCCTTTGCCAACCGCTCCGACGAGTTCGTGTCCGTGGAGCACGGCACCCACCCAATCTGGATTTTCTGGGACGCAGTGCGGAAGCAGGCGAGTCCGCAGGCGCGGCCGTATGTGGATATCCTCTACAAGATGCACTGCTTGCGGTGGTCGCCTGCCGACAAGGCCAAGCGCCCTCTGATGATTGCCGCGGTGGTGCTGGTGTGCGAGTCCAATCTGGATACGACGCCTGTAGCGGGCAACACACTTGCGATATCTCAACTTCTGGAGGGCATGCCGCGATGGATTGATGCCATTCAGCGGATGCAGGCGTCCTTCTCCACTTCGTGAACTCGCCCCTCCAAAAACGGAATGCAGATGTTGAAGTTGAAGTATACCAATACGATGACGACCTTTATCCCCTCTATCTCCGCTACGAAGGTTGCTGGTGTCTGCGGTCTCCACAAGTACCAGAAGCCCGACGAGGTCTTCTACGAGCTCTTCTGCAAGGACAAGGTTGTTGCGCCCAAGATTCGGGAGGTGGAGGCGCGGCTGGGTCTCCGCTCATTTGCTGCACTCAAGGACGAGGTGTTCAAGGATGCCAATATCCGTCAGGTTGTCTACTCGGCTCTGGATGCCGCCAAGTTGGGCAACGTGGCGGCGGCTCTGGAGGACGTGGAGGTTCACTCTCGCATGGTGCTGAACATGCGCTACGCTCACCTGGGGGACACGGTGCTGAACCAGTTGGTGTCGGAGGCGCGCGGCGAGGTGTCCAAGAAGCGGGGCCTCACCAACGAGGACAAGATTCTGAACACCTACGAGACGGACAATAATGTCCAGGTGGTGGAGCGCAACACCAAGAACCTGAAGATGGACTTCCCGACGTTCAAGTTGGTGGGACGCACGGACGGCTGGGTGGCGGCCCATAATCGCATTGTGGACAGCAAGGACCGCACGCGGTTCTTCCCCGATGTGCCCATCTACGACGAGATTCAGTTGCGGACGTACATGAAGATGTCGGGGGCCGCAGAGGCTGAACTGATTGAGCGCTTTCCTCACAGCCCCACGCGCACGACCAAGTTTCTGAATGACCCTGTGCAGTGGGCGGTTATCGAGGATTCACTGACGGCGGCGGTGGCCAAGATGAACCAGATTCTCGAGTCGCCGACTGACCTAGAGCGAATCGTGCGTGCTAATACAGTAAGGGATGGAGGTGCGGTGCACTGAACATCCGCCCGAATGGGCCAAGGCTCAGGGAACATCGTTTGATACCCGGCACTTCTACACGGGGCTAGGTCGCATCAATGCACACACGCAAACGTTCCAACTCCTTCAAAGGACAGGGGACACCTTTTTGCTTACAGAGCAGCCGTTTGACGTTGGAGTCTTGTCGCGTGTCTACAGCGTGGAGCATGTCACCTACACAGTGTATTCCGAAACGCCTCGTCGTTGGTGTGAGCGCACGAACCCACACACGGCCTTTTACTTTGAGGAAGTGCGTAGAATCGTGCCCGAGAAAAGGTGAGTTCATCACAATGGACATCTGGGAAACGCTCGGTCTTGCGCTTGTCTCCATCTGTGTCTTCGTGGTTCTCCACATGGCGATCTTCTTGCTGGTGCGTTGGATGTACCCTCCGACTGTCATGCCCTCGCCCATGGTACTGCCGAGTCCAGCGCCTGTTCCTGTTCCACCGCCCACGATGGCCGCGCCCCCGCCGCCCGCGGAACCGCCGTTGCCTGAGTATTACACGCAGCCGGCCAAGAAGGAGAATGCTGAAGCGAATTCGGTCACTGTACCCATGGCACCCTCTAGTCAAGAAGGGGCAACCAACATCGCAGACCTGTAAGGTGGTTCCGCAATACAATGGACTTCCTGGATGGGTGGTACTCAGCCACGACCACGAGGAGATTCCTCGGGCCGTGTGGACAGACGGCAAGACAGAGGAGCGCCTGCCCATCGTGATGGACGAGCGCCTCTGCTTTGACACCATTCTTCGCGGTGTGCGCCTTGGCCCCAAGCAGATTGTGGTCTACGATATCTGGACGGTCAACGGAGAGTGCGTTCACAACAAGGTCTCCTTCAGGAAGAGGCAAGACATCCTTGCTGCTCTTCTTGCGGAGTTCCATCAGCCCGACTTGACGGCTCTGACAACCATTGGGGACGCACCTGCCAATGCGTTGATTCGTGGCTACGAGTCCTATGACGACATGCCAGGGTCAATGGGCGTGTTCACCGAGCAACCACCCCTCGTTCCAGAACATCTTCCCGCCGAAGAGTAAATGGCTTCTCGTCGTCGTATGAAGGGTGGCAATTGC